CTCTTAATTGAGGGTTTTTTATTGGAGTTTTAAAGATGGCAAAGTTACAGCTATCCGATATTAAATCAGGCAGTCTGGTATCACAGGTTCGTGATGAAGTCGTGGAGTTTTTTCACAATGGCGAAGAAATGAGTGTTGATGTTCGTATCAAACAACTGCCATTTGTTGAAACTGAGTCGCTACTAAAGCGCATGAGCAGCAACGAGAACGTAGCTAGTGAATGGATCAGCAAAGCCCTTGTTGATGACAAAGGCAAAACCATGTTTACGCAAGCGCAAGTTGAAAACAATTTTGTGCAATCATTAGCAAGTGCTGTTTTCGATAAGGTGTACAACACTGAAAACGTAAAAAAGTCTATGGAGAAGGCGAAGAAAAAGGCTTCATAGCAGGTGAGAATGAGCTGCTATATGAGCTTGCGCTAAACGGTATTGGCGGCAACACTATTCACCAAGTTAAATCAAATCTAACCATGCTAGAGATTAACCAGTGGGCTGAGTATCGCTACAGACGCGGCAGTTTAAACGTAGGGCGCAGGGTTGAACAGGCTGTCGCTAACATGATGGCGATATATATCAACGGGCAGCGCACAGATGACTACATCGAGCCGCTTGAGCTGATGCCGCATGAAGATGATGTGATTATCGGTTTTGAAGCGCAGATTGATGATTGAGCAGGTTGCTGCAAATTCACCTATCAGTTATAGTTAAGTTCTTTTTGCTGGTAGCAGCGGTTATGAGATTATTAATAATTTTGGTTTCAACCTTCTTGGCTGGGAATGCGTATGCAGGCTTAGAATATCAAAGTTTTGATGGGGTAAATTGTGATGATTTCGGAAGTATCGCAAAAGAAACCATGATGGTTTGGCAGTCCGGTGCATCATTCAAGGAAATGATGGAAAGCGGAGAGAGTCACGAGTCTAGTTTTAGCCCTTTAGTTGATGCTGGTTCTTACATGTATTCACTTAGCACCGAAGCGATGAGCAAACCAGTTCGTCAGTTTTCTCACTCAAAAACATATGAGTCTGAGATATTTGGAATTGACGCTCAAGCAGTGTGCGAATTAAAAAAGTTTAAATCTTACAGCGGGGAGTATATTTTAAATAAGCGCAAAGATTGTCGTGAGTCGGCTGAGTATGCTTCAGATATCATGACTTCTCGTCAAGAAGGCCTGCCGATTAAAAGCATTTTAGACTTAAACCAAGAGGAATACGAAAATCGAATTTCTGCTGAAGGAGATCGAAGGTCTGAACTTGAGAAAACCTATATAGAGACAAGTTCGCTTATTGTTGGCGCTTACTCTATACCCATCGCATCTACCGAAATAGAAAAGGAACAAGAGGTGATAAATTATAGCGCTAATCGTTATTTTGAGTGCATGAAATGACAGCTAGTTGATTCATCCTATCGATAAATAATATTTTCTAAACGCCTTAATCAGAAATGATTGAGGTTTTTTTATGCCTAAAATAAGGATAAACCGTCATGGCATCAAGCTCACTTGGCACATTAACACTAGATTTGGCGGTAAGGCTAAGTGACTTTACTGACGGATTGACGCAAGCAGAACGCCAAGCTCGTGATAGTACAAACAATATCAATAACACGGTCACTGAAAATCTAGGCAAAGCAGCATTAGCGTTTGGTGCAATGGCGGCAACAGGCGTTGCGGTAGCAGGCGCAGCACTCGTATCATTTACGGTTGAGTCAGCAAAGGCTGATGTAGCACTTAGCATCATGGCTAAAACAGCCAACACTAGCCTAAAGAGCTTCCAAACGCTAAGTTATGCAGCTCAGCAGCTTGGCATTGAGCAAGACGCTTTAGGCGGCATTTTAGGCGATGTTCAAGAGAAGTTGGGCGAGTTTAGTGCGACAGGTGGCGGTGGCGCGGCTGACTTCTTTGAGGCACTACAAAATAACACCAAGATGACCGATGAGGAAATACGCAATCTTGGTAAAACACTGCAAGGCAAAGACGGTGCGGAAGCGATCCAACTCGTTAAAGATAAGATGGACGCATTGGGCGCTACTTCACAAGAACAGCGATTTGTTTTTGAAAGTCTAGCAGGTGATTTGGGTAACTTGATGCCATTGTTTGCCGATGGTGGCGACATACTCAACAAATACGGTGAAGAATTAGAGGCGGCAGGGGTTATCAAGACCGAAGCGGCTATCGAGCAATCAAGACGATTGACCGCACAGACGCAAGCAGTCACCACTCAGTTTGACGGATTTAAAACACAGTTGGCCGGACAGATGATGCCAGTCTTAAATAGCCTTATGGGTTATTTTGTTGACGGTAAAACCAAAGGTGGCCAGTTTGGCACAACAATGGAGTCGGTGGGCTTAATCGCTAAGACGGTAGCGGCTGGAATTGTAGGCGTGGCAGGTGGTATCAAGTTAATTGTTAGATTGGTTCAGGCATTCGGTGAGCAGGTCGCTAACATTGGCATCACCACAAGCAACTTCTTTGATGCTGACGGATTGATTAATAAAGCTAAAGCCTTACGTGATGGCGCGAAAAGATATGTCGCTATCAATATGGACTTAGGCGCTGACATTATCACTGAGTTTAAGGGTTTAACAACTGCTATTGGTGGTATGTATGAGTCAAGCACTAAGCCGCTTGATGGTCTAGCAGGGGCGCTCTATGCAACTAGCGATGCGACGCAGGTTTATAACGACGGAATAGCCGTTAATACCGTTGAGCACGATGCCAATACTAAAGCAATCGAAGCTCGAACCAAAGCGCTAGAAAAAGCTCAAAAGACAGCAGGTAAGATTGATTTAAAACCAAACGCCAAGGCGCTTGCTAACGCTGAAAACTACGGCTTTGCAAACTATGAAGCGCAGTATGGCTTGCCGCAAGGTTTGATGACTGGCATACATATGCAAGAGTCACATGGTAATACAAACGCTACTGGTCCAGCTACCAAGTGGGGCACTGCAAAAGGTGGTTTTCAGCTTATCGACGCTACCGCTAAGCGATTCCAAGTTGATAACGCTTACAATATGGAGCAAGCCACAGAGGGTGCTGCTAAGTATCTAAGTTATTTATACAAGCACTTTAATGGGGATTTGGCTAAAACCATCGCGGCATACAATACAGGTGAGGGCAATGTCGATAACAACCCAATGTCACTAATCTTGTCGGATAGATGGGCAAGGAACAAAAAGACAGGCATTGGCCAGACCAAAGAGTACACCAAAAACGTACTTGCTTACATGAAGTCCGCTACCACTGACACAAGCAAGCTAGTTTACGACACCGTTACCAAGCAAGCGCAAGATGCTCAAAAGCTGCAAGAAGAAACGCTACGTCGTCAAGGCTCAATACAAGCGAAGTACGCAACCGAGCGTGAAAAGC